CGGCAGGAACGCGCACTCTTGTGGCAAAGACCCGGGGTCGGCATGTTGGTTGGCAATGACAGCCATAGGCCGCCCATAAGTAGCTTGGAAGGTGTCGGTAGTACAGGCGTCGTAGAATGGCATGCCTGGTTCGGTGACTACCGTCGCCGTGGGACCCGGGAAGTACCACCACTGCACCTCGCCAAACTGCAAATATGGCGTGACGCCCGCTTGCGTCATCAGACTTGCCATCTCCGTGTACACTTGTTGCCAGAACGCCGTGCTCACCGGACCGAAATTTGTTTGCAGAGCCGGTGTGGTAAGCCAAACAGCATCTCCACTTGGATACCTTTGTGCGATTCCCGTTGCCACGCTATCATCGCCATTTTGCAATTCCATGCTAAATGAGGCCGTCGGCTCGATCCCATAACTCTTCAACGTCGTAAAGAAGGCGAGGCTCCAGTCGCGCGCCGCCCGGTTTACCGGGGGCGTGGCCGTGAGATCGGTCCGCCAGAAGCTCCCATTAGGGTCGGCAGACGTGCCGTCGACCCCACTAGTGAGCGCCGGGACGCTGCACTCCGCGGAGAAAGGCATGGCGTTCGACGGGGAGTTGTTAGCGGTAACCGAGACGGTGAGGCCATTCCCGGCAGTACCTAAACTACGTGCCGTAATTGTCAAGGTCGCGCCATCAGCCTGCGCCCAGACGCTGTTCGAGCCCGCATTGATCAATAGCGTGAAGCACATTGCCATACTTTCCGCCGTGTCGCCGATCAGATTCACGTGCTGAATTACAGTGGCGCCCAAGCTCACACTGGTTATCTGTCCAAACTCCGGATTGCCTGCGAATGTAATCGTTGCCGAGGCGAACTGCATGCCAGGCCGGCAAAGCTCGTAGAACCAGAGCGCCCCAACATAGTGATTGGACCTGCCGAAAAATCCCAATTTCTGAATCAGCCATGCGGTCCTTTCTGGCGCCAGTGACATCGAATGATATGTGTCCCAGTCGGTCGCCAGAGTCATCGCTGAAGTCGCCGAAAACTCCGGCAAATCCTGTGTGGGGACGGCAATCTCCAGGAAATCGAAATAGAAGTACGTTCCAGCGGCTCCATCGTGGGTGATCGTCACGGCGTGTTGGATGTTGCCAGCAAATGATCCGAGGGGCACCCGCACCAGAACATCTTCATCCGGTAATGCCAGATTTACGGCGATCGGCGTATTCCCATCCACTTGGACTGAAACCTGCCCTCCAGAGGTGACGTACCGCGTCCCCAGGTAGAGCGTATGGTTCGTGCCCGCGGTATACGAGCACTGCAGCGAACACCCGGATGTTGCCGTCCACTGAATAGATCCTCCCGAGTAGTTGCCGATTCCGCTGCTCCACTGGCCTCCCGAATACGCTATGAAGCTCGAATCGTTCTCAATCCGCCGGCTTCCCGGTCCAGCCACTTGGTACACCAGGTTGTTCCCCGCAACCGACCAATTCGTCACCACGACGGAAAACTCGCTCCGCTGGAAGTTGCCGGGCTGCAAATCCGCCGCCCACGTCCAGCGCATCTTTCGCACGTTGGACGTTGGCACGGGAACCAGTACGGAACGGTCCGGATCAATGTAACCTTGGAGCGCGTTGAAATTCAGACTCACTTGCCATTGTTGTGGTGAAGTTCCGCCGCTGAACATCGCCCAACCGGGCGACCACGTCTCAGTGCCGGCACCGTGTACCGTCCCATAGACTCCGATGCGATTCGCGTTTGCGCCCGAACTGGCGATGTATGTAAGTATGATCTGTGTCCCGCTCGCGGATGCACTAACGGTGCCATCGCCAAATTGGTTGACCGCCCCCGCCAGAGCCGTCACCGCTGTCTCCAGGCTGTCGCTACCGGTGAGAAAATAGTTGAATTGCTGCTCCAGCCATGCCAGTTCAATGTAATCTCCTCCCGTCGGCGCTCCACCCAGTTGGAACGTCACCGTGGCGGAGGTAAACGACCCTTCGACTGGCGTCGCGTATCCTAACGTCGGGTCATCGAGGGGCACGTCGTACAGGGTCTCTACACCGTTGGTATCGGCCCAGATCCGCAGGAACGGCCATTCGACCGTGGGATAAAGAGTCGAGTCCATGGCAATACAATTTGTGCGAGTCTCCTCATAGCTGAGCTGCACTCCACTCAAATCGCCATCGGGCAAATTCCGCAGTGTGGGATGTTCGAAAACGTTGTCGCGATTCCATTCCACAACCACCCAATCGAATGGATCCCTCCAACAGCCTGAGACTGTGAAGCCGCTGGGACTCGTTTGGCTCAGCGCCGCTATGGCGGACGGCTCCTGGAAGTAACACTGCAGGTCGCGGTCCGGACATAATTTGGTAAGTTGTTCTCCCATTAGAGTCGAATAATGACTGTTAGGTCTTCGCCGGGATCGATCTGGCCTACTGACAGCACGGCGACTGTCACCTGCGCCATCTCCTGAAGCGGCTGTAGTGTGCTACCGAGTATGCTGTTCGACACGATCGTACCGGGCGCGAATGTGAGGGTGCAGTACACAGCGCCGTTGACGTTCACCTGCACTTGTATCTGGGCATCGGCCGCAGCCCCCAGGATGGCGAATACATCTCGCACCGAATGCGGCGCTTCCACTATGATCGCAGGTGCCACGGATTGCTCGACGGCGAGGAACCCATCTACTTGAATCGAGTACTGTCCGCCGCAGAGAGTTCGCAATCCGTTTTCGTCATTGTGAGTCATGCAAATACCGGTGACCGGGCCGTTGCCCAATTCGTTCGTAACAAACAATTCTGCGCTTCCTACGCGAACGTCTGGCAGCGACATCGGATAGCTCCAACTTCCGCTGTACGGACTGCCGAAGAAACCGGTTGGAAAGGGCACGATGGTAGTTTGATTGGTAAGTTGATAGACCGGTGTCGCAGCCGTGTGGGAGGACGCTGTGCTACCGTCTACCCCGCGCGTGATGCTGTATTGCAAACCATTGTCGGCCACCGCCGAGACACTGAGAACCTCCGCATCGATCTGCAGGAAAGTCCCCACCTGAGCCTGACCCGCCACCGTCAGCGTCAGAGTCGGATCGCTAATCGCGAGATCGCTTGCCAGCAAGGTGCTCGGTGTCCCTGATAGCTCGTTCGAGTAATACAAAGTAAGCGTGCCTGACGATACCGAATTCGTATTTGTCAGGTCCGTGAAAGAAACGCCGCTCAATACTACCGCACCGTCACCGACCGTTCCGAGACCGAAGAACGGCGGTGGCGGCACTTGTGTATCGGCCCCACCCGATCCGCCGATCGTCCATCGCGTCACGATTGCCAGTTGCGGCGAACACTCCACGTTATTGACATTTGCCGAGCGGCCCGTAATCTGCACCACTTCGCCTGCCCGATTGGGAATTTGGAACTGTATGGGGCTGCTTTCCGCGACGGCAACGAAGTGCCAGGCTGCCTCCGCGACCGTGAAGAAGCTCGTCGCATCCGGCTCCACATCCCACGTCGATACCGTTAGCGTAGTTGCATCATTGGCGCAGACGCTCCGTTCCTGCCCGGCGCCCGTGCCGCGGGTGATCCGCACTGTCATTCCCACGTACCCGCTAACGGCCATCTGTAAGGTTGCATTTCCGACCATCGTCGGTGAATGGGTCGTTACGCCAACCTCCGGTTGCAGTTCCGATCGCCAGTAGAAATTGGCGTGATCGAAATTCGGATCCGGCGGCGGAATCAACTGGTCGACGAGTCCTGCATCAATGAAACTGACCGCGATTGCTTGAGCGGACGCAATTCGCAGCAGATTTGCAGGTGTGTTTCCGCGATACACGTTGAACGCTGTGGTCGCTGCTGTGAAGCTGAGACCGGTCAGCGTCACGCTGCTGCCGTCGGCGATGATGATCGCTGTGACTACGAATGACAGCCCGCTCTCGTCGCCATTACCGTCTTCAGCCGAGACGGCGTAGTAAACCGTCTGGTCTCCGCTAATAGAGCCGCCCGCGCCGATTGTCGGCGATAGACTGACCAGAGGAATGCCCGGACCACTGCTCGCGACCGTGCCGGGCGGAGTGAAACTCACAACGACCGTCGCTGCCACCGTGCCATCGCTGTTTTGAACGGCTGTCTCAACGATGCCAAATTGCTCGTTTCCGTTGCTGTCAACCACACTTCCCAGTAACGGATTCGGCGTGCCAACTCCCGAGTTGTCCTGAATCACCTGGCCGGTTGGCGAGGTCACCTGTCCGTTCGTGTCCGCGTACCAGGTATCGTCGTGGATCTGCGCCGTGATTGTCGTCGTACGATAGTTGGTCGCTGGCGAGATCTTCAAAACTCGGAACGGTTGCCGTATGAAGCCTTCCTTTAGGTAGGTGACTGTAATGAAGTCGCCCGGTGAGACTCCGAACGTTTTGATGCTGGTCTGGAATGTGATGTAAGTGTTCCCGAGGATCGACTTATCCAAATTGAATTTGAGGATCCGCGACGCCTGGTCGAACTGAGGGAGCCCTAGCGCCATCAGCGTCGCGGACGTAGTCTGCCCTGTAAGCGCGATATCATCCGGGTCTACCATCTCATAGCTGTCTTGCTGATACCCGTTAAGCGCATCTTGAAACTCCACGGACATACAATTCGGGGTGTCGGCTATGCTTCGCGATGTCACCACCACGGTCGATGCGCCACTTGCCTTCCTCATGATTCCGGAGAATCCGTAGCTGCCGTCGCCGAATTCATAAGTCGGCCACCCGCCATTCAGTAGTTCGGTACTGTTCGACCACGCCGGTTGCGATGGGCTTTCCAGCGCGATCGTGTTCTCGACGTTCGCCTGCAACACTCCAGCCGGCCCATAGGTCAGGTACATACGGGCGCAGTTCCGAATACCCCGGACCACGTCCCCTGCACTCCGCCGGTTCTGTAGAAGCAGGTTGCACTGAAACCGCGGCAGCGTGATGGGATTTCCGTTGATATCCGTTGCCGCGATTTCCTCGTCGCAGTATGCCGCCGCTGCGGCGAAACTGGTATTGTCGATCTCCGCCGCCGACCATCCGCTTCTTCGTAGCACATCGAGGAGAATCCAGGCAGGATTACTGGAGAATTGGTCGCTTATATAAGTTCCATTCGCCGCATAGACAGGCACGAGCAGGCCCTGCACTAACACTTCCACGCTCGGAAGCGACGTTCCGTTGTTCAACTGGTTCGGGACCACCACGGAGAGGTACGCCATACTGCCGTAGGGATCGCCGGCCGGTGCCCCGGTCGAATCGGTGAAATTAGGGTCTAAGCAGCCATCTCGCGTCCCCAACGTCTCCACGTTGTACCAACCTGTGCCCGTCATATTGGTGCCGCTCACGCCGATGGGTATCTCCACGTCGTTGACCAGCACCGTTAACACACCCTGTAGCTGGCCGATTCCCAGCAGTACCTCCATCCGCGTCAGGTTGCCGTCGTTCCGCGCAAAAGTCACGATCGGCGATTGCCAGACCGTGCCGTAAATCATGGGGACATAGTCGTTATACAACGCTTGATTTACAGAAACCGCCGATGTGGACGAACCCTTTCCGTAACTCCGGACAGTAATCGCCGGCGGAATGAATTCCAGGCCCCCGAAACGCGTGAACATTCCGCGTGCCTGGCAATCGGTGCGCGTGTATCCGCACTCGGTGTAAGGTACTGCCCCGTGAAGATTGCCTGTGCCGCCAGGGAGCCCTGCCGAATAGCCGCAGCGGTAATATAGGGAGTATTTGCCGTTGATTCCGCCATCCACTGCCTCTGTTTGTTGGGCGGGAGTGGATGGAAATTGCCAGGGGCAGCGGCGCTCGATCTGCACTTCGGGCAGGAAAACCCTCTGCAGGCTCATGCGATTGATGGCCGTCAGTCGAAAGGTGGACTCATCGCTGCGGTCCGGCGGGTTGCAGATGCCTTGGAAGACTACTGTGGTGTCAGTCAGTGCAGCGTTGTTCGGCATATCGTAAAACAGCACGCCCACCGTGATCTGCGCCCCCTTCCAGCCAACTGACCGCTCGACTTCTGAAAAATACGAATCAGCGTTGGCCAGCAGGATCGCAATCTGCGGGCTGCCGTCAATTCCCTGGTCTGAGGCTGTCTGAATGTCGAAGGCGCTATGCTGGATCACGCGGGCTGAGTAGGTATTCCCTCCCGCCGTGACGCCGTGTGTACACCAGTGTTCCGCCTGCCCGTTGGACAAGAGGCAGTCAAAGACGATTAAGGGCGTGTCGGTGACGTTCTGTTCTTTCAGATCAGAGATTGCTTGCATAGAAAATATTCACCGTCGCCGAGTGGTGATTCACGTCCGTTGTCGTAAATGAGAGGGCATCGTCGCGCAAACGGGCATTTTCGTAGCACCCGCCGGTCGTGCTCGCTTTGTAAAGGGACGGACTTTCTTGCGATTCCACTTGCAAACCGTACACATCGACGACTGCGCCCGGCCCCAACTCTATCCCGAAAGTCACCGCCGAGGCCGTCGGATCCGATGCCCCCGTGCACGCGAATCTCTGCCAGTCGGGACCAATGTTCTGGTCGTAACGGTTACTTCCGATTAGCAGCGTGAACGTCGCGGGGCTTGTCGACTTAGCGTATACGCTGAAACAGTAAACATACCCCCCGGGGGCCGTCAAGATTTGCGATAAGTCCTGGGCCGCCGCTCCCGAATTCACCACTTGCCACGCGTTGTTCCCGCCCGCTGGATCGGCGATTGCAGCGGTGCTGGCAAGGAAGGGTGCTGCGTCCCAAACCGCATTACTGAGGTCGTCGCTCCATGCCAGCAGGTTCGCCGTCGGATCGACGAATGTGAAACTGTTGAGCGTGCCCTCGGCAGCCGTGAAGAACTGCAGCAACGTCGCCAGTTCTGCGTCGCTCAGCGCGGCATATTTTAGTTGCCACTCCACCGATGCCGCACCCGGGTCGGCCAACTTTATTACCGTCCCGTCCGCTGCCGTATTGACCAGGGTTCTCATCTTCTGGCGGCTTTGGATTGGAAACTGGGCCATGGCGCCGCTCGGAAGCTGTGGATACACCAGCATTATTAGCTCCGATTCTCCACTACTGTTAGCGACGTTTTCCCGCGCATCTCTGCCAGGGAACTCAAGGCCAACTCGTCGCTCGCAAGGCTGCAATTCGGGTATTGCGTTCCGTCCCACGGGTCCGTGAATTCGAAATTTCCCAGACGCCCCTGGTTCTGTTCGAAGAACTGTTCGAACTCCGCCATCTCGCTCTCGTCCAAGTCACTCAATTGGATCACCCATTGGTGCAGAAGGCCCGCCGCATCGCGATAGCGTTGCTCGCTGCCGTCCAGGAATCGAATCGTCTGGTTTTGGAACCGGAGCGATTTTGTGGCCGGATACTGTGCCACCGCACCGGTCTTTAACTGAGGAAAGGTTGCCATTTCAGAAGTCGTTCACCATGCTGTTCGCTGGAGCCAGGGAGCGTCCGGCGTTTTCTCGGCCACCGTTCATCTCCGCCGTAAGTTCCCTTTCCAAAATCACGAAGGCCTCCACTTGGCGCGCACTAAGTTCTTCGCCATCGAAACCCCGCAACCTCCGCCGCACGAAGAACTCTTCAATCAGCGATTGGCTCTCCGCGGTGATATAAGGCTTTGGGCACGTGTCGAGCACGACGTTCCTTCGCGCCCAGACCAATCCTGCCGGCCCCCTCGCATCGGCCGGAAGCCACCCACAGCGCCGCTTTTTCTCCAGGCTGGATTTTCGGCAGACGTCGCACCTCCAACCGGCCTGGTTGGAAAACTCAAAGTGGAAGGCGACAATCAGTTTTTTCGTTCTTCCGCGGTCAGCCCGGTCTGTGCTCGCACCACTGCCACTGCCTCGCGGAACAGTTCCTCTGGCCCAGCCTCTGCCAGCGATTCCGGTGTCGCGTCCAGTCCATCCAACTGCAGTCCCGAGACCGCCCGCAGACCCCATCTCACGTAAACCCGGTCGATCTCGACCCGTAACAGCGCGGCATCCATCTTCTGCCCGGGATCCCGTCCAGCTTCCAGAAACTCCATCCTGCGGGCCAGCTCGCGCACTTGCCGCATCAGCTCCGTCCGTCTCCCGAACGACATCTTTGCCACGGTAAACATCACGCCGCGAGCTACCTGCGACTCCACTATGGCCACACTTTCATAGCTCATCGAACCGCACTCCTCGCTACGCAAACGCCACCGCGATTTCGTTGTTGATCGTTCCTTGCGCCCTCGATGAACGGAATTTCCACTGCAACCGGTTCTTGCTATCGTCGAATTCCGGCACCACCGGGATTACGCTCTGTAAGTAAACCCCCACTAACTGTCCTTGCGACTCACCCAATTGGAACATCGCACTAATTGGCGATTGCTGACGCGCCGCCTGATACAGACCCGGCGTGTAGGCGTCGTTCTGACTGTAGAGTTCGAACGCCGCCGTCACAGTCCGCTCGCCTGGGGCAATCGCCTGTGGAAGGCTCGATCCGAACTCCTTGAATCGCGTATCCACTCCGTTCTTGAGCAGGACCGATGCCGACGTAATGGTGAAGAATTGCGTCGGTGAGGTCCCCAGCCACGCTTCCCCAAGGTTGCCGGGCACAATGGTATAGTCGAAAGCGCTCACAGCCGGCTCGGCGGGAAAGCTCTGAAGCTGTGCGGCGCCCCCGGAGCTGCTGCCAAAGCTGGCGCTGTCCACTACGTCTTGCGCCTGCCCGCTAAAGCGAAATTCATGATAATCGCCATTGAGGTCAATCTCCATTTGATCCACCGCCCCTCCGCATAGCAGTCGTTGGACCGCCGTTGCCGGGTCCCAGTAATCGAAGATACTCACGCTTGGCAGCTCGGTCGTCGGTACGTATGTGAGCGCTGCTCCCACCGGTGCGCCCGCCGCCGGCGGTACGGTGAACGGGACACAGAGTTGGACCGTCTCGGCGTCCACGATCGCCGCCACAAACCGGATCTCTCCGCCACTGCTCACTGCCTGGCCCGCCGAAAGCCCGTGCGGAGCCGCAAATGCCAGTCTGCCGTTCCCCGTAGTGCTTGCCGCCGTCCCGCCGGCGAAATAAGCCGGCGCAGCGCCCAGCGCGGCCTGGAATAACGGACCGTAAGCGGGGCTGGCTGTCCCTTGCTGCCAGTTCGTCAACAGCGTCCGCACTTCAAAAGTGGTTTGCCGCCTTCCACCGATTGGCAGGCCGGTGAATGTCCGGCTGCCAGTCTTATCTTTCCGCTCCGTCACTTCCAGCTGTTGGCGCACAGTCAGCTTCAAGGCGGGAATCCGGTTGGCCGCGGTGATCGTGGGGACCTGTCCATACCCGCTTTCCAGCGCGGTGTAAAACCGGTTTGCGTTAGAGGAAATATAGGATGCCATATTAGGTTCTTACATCACAGATCTTAAACATGAATACTTCAACATCTGCCCCGAGGCCAGGTCGAAGACTTGAAACCGCCGCTGGCCACCGCCATTCTGACTTCCGACAGCCCGCCAGGGCTGTCAGGCTTCGTCGGACCCGCAGGGGCCGCTTCTGTCTTCCAAAATCCTGAAAGGATTTCAAGGGCGGAGCCCTTGCTTAGCTTCTGCTCACTCCAATCTCGAAAGTGATCTTCGCCACCTGTAAGAAGTTCTTTCCGCCGTGCTTCACGGCCCCGAATACCGCCTGGTACTCACCGCAATAGAACATGCCGTTGCCCCAGTCTCCGCGATTTGCATTCAGCACCTGCATGATTGCATCCGCGTAGTTTTCCAGCGCGTCCTGGAGCCCGTCCAGGCGGTCCTGCGAGTACCGCAACTCCACTGTCGTCTGCACGTTGCCGGAGAACGTCCGGAATTTCTCCGCCAGGTTGTTAACGATCTTCTCGCAGTACACATTGATCGCCGGATACTGCATCGTGTTGCTTTGGTCGGCGATATCCGGGGTGACGTTTTGCGCCCGCACCTGCGCCGCATTCAAAGGGTTCAACGGCTGTCCGTCGTCTTGTGCCGATGCGGCCAGATAGGAATTGACACCGCTTGCGCCCGTGAGAAACTGTACCGCTTGGCCCGTGATCAGGCTGCCGATTGTATTCGTCATCAGCCCCTCAGAATCATGCGCGACGTGGCCATCAGGTAATTGGGTGATTGTCCCCAGCCTGGCGCACTCCCGCCCGTCGCAATCGTGTTCGGCTGCAGCCATGTCTGTGCGGGCGCAATCGGCGATTCGTTCTGCCTCGACAAAGCCTCGCTATCCATGCCTGCATAAACGTTCCATCCTGTAGCGCACGCCGGCGCCGTCGCCGGTATCACCAGGAACGTGCTCGCTGTGGTTGTGATGGGTGTCGCCACGGATGGTGCGCCTTCCTCATTCTTCGCATTGATCCAGGTCATCGACACGTAGTAATTTCCATTGGCCAGACCGCCGGCCGCACTTACTACTTGAGGCTCTCCTGCTCGAGGAATAGGGAACCAGGCGATCCCGATCCCTAGCAGCAGAAGTCGCTCGTACGCCCAGTTTGCACGCTCGTGAAATTGGTCGCGCTTCGCCGCGTAGCGGTCGTTCAATTGGCTCGAGTACGCATCCCCGTACACCATCTCAAGAGTCCGGAATGTATGCCAGAGCTTCAGCGCCGGTGTCACTACCACGTCGGCGATAGTAGGTTGCGCCGCCAGCCAGAATGCCTGTTCGGCGCGTCTCGACCCGCTCAGTAGCGTCGTAATTTCCAGCGCCAGTTCCTCCTGCGCCAGAACCAACTTCTGTGTCACGTCGATCCCCTCGACGCTTGCTACGTTCGATAGCTGTGTGTCCTGCGCCGTCAGGTCTTCCATGCCTGAGACAGGACCGTCCGTGAACAGAGCCATATCGTTTCGCCTATTCCTTCGTGACTCTGGCTCCGCTCTTGAGCTTCTTCATATCGTCCGTCAGCTTTTTGAAGTCGTCCGAGGACACCATCGTGACTTCCACCTTGGCCGCCGCGGCAGCGTCTTGCGCAGCCTTACACGCCGCTTCCTGTGCCTGCTGAAACGCCGCGATTTGGGCCGCCGACGCCAGTTGCGCGGAGCCCTCCACTACCATCTTCGCGGCCAGGTGCTTCGAAACCTCTACCAGCACCCCTTTTTTGCCCCCGTCGTCGGTTTGCTGGCTGATCACTACCGTAAACGGACTTGGAATCGTGGCTTCCGTGTCGCGGATTTTCTGGTAATACGTCTTTACATCCATTCCATCCTCCTCTTACATGCCCATCCGGCTCTACCGCCGGAGTCCGGGGCGAGACCATCCACCGCGTGCCTCGCCCCGTACCCGGAGTTACTCTCCGCCGTCACCGTGCGCCGCTGGATTCTTAGTCGGCCGATTCGTAAACAACTCTACTTCACAATCGGAGCCCGATCCAGGACCTTCTTGTCTTCTGACTCCTTCTGACTTGCCTAGAATCTTACATCGAAGATCGTAAACAAGAATACTTCAACATTTACCCCGAAACCCAAGTCGAGAACTCCAAACCACCGGTCGCCACCGCCATTCTGACTTCCGACAGCCCGCTAGGGCTGTCAGACTTCATCGGACCCGCAGGGGCCGCTTCTGTCTCCCTCAACGGCGAAGCCCTTGCCTAGGTATTTACCTGCACGGCCGAGGTATTCCGCAAGATGCCGCAGCCGTAAAGAATATCCACCGTGAATTGCTGAGCCAACGTGTCCGGCTGATAGCTCATGACCACGCGCATGCCGAAGTTACCCAACTCGGCATACTCCGCGATGGCTCCGGTACCGGGCAACGGTTGCGGCAACCGCCGGATCACCAGCCCGATCGCGTCCCTCGTGAACGCGAGATTGTGCGTCGTTACCGGGCTGCTCCCGGTGTATTGCACGAACTGCGAGCGGAATACGAAGAAGTCTTTGATTTTCCCTACGGTTCCGTCAATCAACGCCTTCAACCCCGCATCCCCTGCGGTCTGAAACTCGCTGAACCGTGGAATCTGCCGCCATGCCGAATAAGTCGCCGCATCCACTACAATGTACTTTTCCGCGGTCGGCGGAATCTTCGACAGGAACAGCGCCGTCTCGGCCGCGTCAATCACGCTTTCTGTGATTGCCGTCCCCGGCGTGCCCACCGGCGCGTTGGCAGTGAATCCGGCGTACAGGTTGAGCAGATCGCTCTCCACCTTCTGCGCGATTGCCGCCACCGCCGGCTGCATATAGATTTTCAGTAAGTCCGGCACTGCTAGCACTTTGGTTACGTCCGGAATCTGGAAGGTCGCTTCCGCGTGCGTGTTCAGGACGATCTGGGCATTTCCCAGATTTGGATTTTGTGTCTGCACCGTTCCGCCCTCGAGGATGTTATTCGCCTGCATCACAGGGGGAATCGGCACGTTAATTGTGTCGCCGGCATGCGCCAGAGCTGGCTCATAATCGCGATCCACCAGGTTCCCCATTACGAGGTTCCCAACCAGCACCGGCAATGCGTCCGCCGCCACCAGCTTCACAATCGCGTTGGCGACATTAGCTGAAGTTATTGCTGCCATGTTTTATCCTTCTTCCTCTCTTCTTGCCGGCTACTGCGACTCCCTTCCGCTCGTCAGCCGGAACTTCCCTACAGCCCCCGAAGGGTCTGCGACGCCACGCGCACGATTTCTTCTCGTACCCGTTGCGTCTCCTCCGCGCTCATGCCCGGCCGGATCTGTTCGATGCTCACCGTGTCTCGGCCTCCATTCGGCGCTTTGTGGGTCGCTGTCATCCCCGTGCCTCCCGAAATTCGCGCCGGCAGAAACTCCGGATTCTCGTTCACGAAGCCCGTAAGATACTCTTTGACCGATACCTCACCGCTGTCGCCCCGAGCTACCAGCCGCCCGTCCTCGGTGCGCACAATTCCGTCTTGCACCGCCTTAAAAGCCAGGTCGATCTTCGCTACGCCAAGCCGTTGCAATTCCGCCCTCACCGCGGAGCTACGTTCCGCTTCCTCCGCGGTTTTGCGGCTCCGTTGGTTCTCCGCCACCAGTTCGTTCATCCGCCGTTCCAGCTGCTCCCGGCGCTTTCGCTCTTCTACCAACTCTGCTTTGTACGCCGGTTCGCTGCGAGCCTTTTCGTTATTGGTAAACTCCTGGACTGCCTGCCGCACGATCGCTTGTATGTCGATTCCTTCCATAAATCTCCTATTCTGCGCCTTCGATTTCCTCCGCCACTTTGTTCTTGATGTCCTGCCGTGCGTCACTTAGGTACTTGAGCGCCAGCCTCTTAAAGACTTCCTTCTTCAACGTCTTCGACTCGATTCCCAGGCTCAGTAACTTCTGGGCATCGTCCAGCTCCGTACCTAAGTCGTTGATGTCGAACTCGTCCATCCCCGCAACGTCGATCGTGACCCCGTCTTGTCTCGCCGCCGCGATGGCCCACAGCGTCTGTTTCATCGTTTCCCTTACCGTGTCGCCGTACGCCCTCAGCACCTCTTCCGTCGTGGCGAAATCCAGCTGCTTGCTCACCGCTGACTGGCGCCCTCCCGTGCCGGCCTCTCCCGCCTGTATCATCAGATAGCAAACGCGGTAGATCTCGTCACGCAAATTTTGCAGGTTGTCCGCTGCGATTTGGTAAACCTTTCCTTCCGGCTCTGTCCAACCGAATCTGTCGTCCTTTCCCAGTTGGATGTAGTACGACTCGCCCACCACCTGCTTCCACTCCCGGTCCGAATACACCACCGGCGAAGCGAATAGCCCCATCGTCAGTGCCCACGAGAGCGCATTTGACTTGTTAAAGTGCTCCAGCTGCAGCGATGCCGACTTATTCATCAGCCACAGCCCCTCGGACACCTTGATCTCAAATACCGGAACCCGCCCCAGCGCCGCCATCCCGTGGCGGCCTTCGTCGATCAGTTCAATCGGGCTCGATTCCCCGCGCTTCCTGTACATCCGATAGTCTTCGCGGTCGTAATAGATCCAGCGCGTTTCCTTCTCCCATTTCGCATCCGTTACTATCGACTGCTGTAGGCAGGAAGTTCGCAGTACGATCCAATCCAGGCCGCCCAGCCGGTCGTGGTTCCAGTTAATTACTTCGTCCGGTCCGTAGTCCATCAGGTAGGCTCGTGACTGACCGCACGCATCCTCCTCCGCCCGCGTCCGAGCTTCGCCGTAGGCTTTCGGAAAGTCCACCACGATGTAACTGCTTCCGCAAACCAGGGACTGCACGAACCTTTGCCGGAAAAATTCCGTCAGGCTGGTGCCCTTCAGGTCGCAGTCGTCCGAAAAAACGCCGTAAAACTTTTGCGCCGCCGCGTCGCTGCCCCCCAGCATCAGCACCGGTTGGCAACGCATCAGCGTCGCCGCATACCAATCGATAATGGAACCGACGTAGTTTTGGTAGAACACCCGCGACAGCCGTTCCAGGTAGATATCGCCCGGTTCTTTGTGTCTCCGCACCAGGTATAGAGAGGCGTTCGCCCGTAACTGCTCGCCGCCCGCGTAGAGATCTCGGTACTGCATCCATATCGCCTTGCGCGCGACGTACTCGGGATGTTCCCGGTTGATGGTTTCCATTGCTATATCATTCTCAGAGACTGCTCGCCAATCGGCCCCAGCGGACGGCACTCCTGCCAGACCAGATACCCCAAGGCGTCCGATACGTGGGTCCTCATTCGATCCCGGTCCTTGTCGATCTGCCCCGTATCGCCCTTGTAACAGACCTGTTCGAAGTCCAGGATCAGTTCTTTGCATTTCTTGTCAACCAGCAGCCCGATATCGCCTCTCGCAGACCGCAGCTTCGCGTTCATTAAGTTAATGCGCTCCCGCACGCTGGGGTTCGCTTTCGGAATCCTGTACTCTACTTTCAGGGATGAGTGAATCTCGAAGTGTTGTTTCACCATCTCGTAGTCCGACATCCCCCCGGTCTGCTGTGCCGCCCCCGATGCGTCTCCGTAGATCACGACACCGGGCTCATGCTTCGGGAACCGCGCCAAAAATGCGTCCACCGCCTGCCGCGTGGTGCCGTGGCGGATCACGATTTCATCCAGCACCGTGATTCGCCCGTTCGCGTTCTGTGCGATCATCGAGCTCATCGGGTCTACGTTGAAATCCAAGGCCCAAAGGATTGGTTTTCGAAAATCGAGACACAACTCCGTGACATGCTCGCTCTGTTCAAATGCGTTGTAAACCCGGCTTCCATCCAGGTTGAGGTACGACCCGAGGACTTCCTGCGCGTAAAACTTCTCGTCGTAACTCTCTCTCAATCGCGTATAAAAGTCCGGATCCCGTCCCAGCACGTGCCTGTTCTCGCTGGGTTTCGCGTAAATCGTCCGGTAAGTGTCCGTCGGCTTGGCCACGAACTTGCGATACACCCAGTCGTATCCTTTGGGCGTCCACGCCGCGAAGCCGCACAGCCGGAATGCCTTCGGGTCGCGTAACCGCCCTTCCAGCCGCAGCCACGCCTCTTCTTGTGTGTAAGTCAGCTCGTCCAGTCCGAACCACGCCAGATTCGTGCCCCGCAACCGCTCGAAGTCATCCACCGGCCGAAACAGGATGCGCGACCCCGTGTCGCTCATTACCAGCGCGTTCTCGGCTTTATTATGCTCGAACGGAAGCTTGTTGGTCCACAGGATCTCGAGTAGCGTCGCCTGTGTAGCATCCCGCAACATCGGGTAAGTCGGAGCGCCCAGCAGTCCCGTGCGCCCCGGATTTAAGTAAGTCAACCGAATCGTTTCCTGGCATAGCGCTTGGCTTTTGCCGCTGCCGATCGGTCCCGAATACCCTTTGTATCTTGCGCTGCAGTCGTGAAATGCCATTTGTGAGTCCAGCGGATCGTAAATTATTTCTCGGATTCTGACATCGCGTTCGGGCTCACCCAT